ATTTCCAAAGTTGATCTTATACAAATTCCGATTTTGCGTAGAGAACCAACGTCTCTGTTGTCTCTATTATACATCATCAAACCCAAAATGTAAAGGGGGTGCAGCCCATGTATTTCACCCTTATTCTCGAAAATGAATCCGGCGAACAAGTGAATCTGTCCACCACCGCCAACCAATACATGACCTCCAAAATCGAAGGTCTGAATCCGCCTGCCGGAACGATTTCCACTTCTTCTTACGCAGGCATGAACGGCAGCTACCTCAACAACGCTTTCATTGAAAAGCGAAACGTAGTCATTTCCTTTGCCATGCGTGGCATTGGGATCGAGAAACGGCGGCATCAGCTGTATCATGTGGTCAAGCCGTCCCGATACATCAAGATTTGGTACAAGACGGCGAACATCGATGTCTATGCCGAAGGGTATGTAGAAACCTGCGAGGTGTCAAATTTCGAGCAGCAGATCAGCGGGCAGATCTCCATTCTCTGTCCGGACATCTACTGGTACAGCCGGGATATTTTCTATGCCTACTACAGCGGCATCACCGGAGCATTTCACTTTCCCTTTCCGGAGAGCGATGCTCCGTTTCCTTTGGGCGTGTACTCCAACAGCAATCTGTTCTCTATCACCAATGATGGCGATGAAACCGGTTTCACGCTGAAAATTGAGGCACTGCCCAGCGACATTCCGCAGGAAGTGGTTGCCGTGACACCAACCATCTACAACGAAAACGGCGAGTATCTGCAAATCAAAGGCGATATTCTGACCGGTGATGTCATTACGGTTACCACGAAAACCGGAAACAAGACCGTCACGCTGACACGCAATGGCGTAGACAGCAATATCCTGAACCGACTGGTTTCCGGTTCGACTTGGCTGACACTAAAAGAAGGAACAAATACCTTTCGGGTCGAGGCAGTTCGTGGTGTAAAAAAGCTGCGTGTAACTTTGATGCATCGCAATTCCTATCTGGGGGTGTGAGAAATGCAGTTGGAAATTTACAGCTTGATGGCTATGAAAGACCAGATTTCTGTGTCACTGGAAGCCATCTGCGACAGTTATTCTTCTCTCCTGTGGGACATTGAGTTCTACCAGTGCGGCTGTTTCGAGGTGTATATCGCTGCCAGTCCCCAGAATGTATCCATCTTTCAGCGTGGCAGGATTGTGGCGAGGAGTGATGATGCACAGCACTTCGGTATCATTGAATCTCTGCAATTGGAAACCGATGCCGAGAAAGGCGATTATCTGACTGTCACCGGACGGTTTCTTGCCAGCCTGCTGGAACGAAGAATCATCTATCCCACCATCACCGCAAACGGCAGCTATGAGGACATTGTCCGCAAGGTGCTGTCCCGCAATGTGATTTCTGCCGGAATCCGCAATCTGCCCGGTTTTTCCATGGGGACGGTTTCCGGTGACTGCTGGCAGAAAACCGCACGAATGCAAGTCAGCTATGACAACATCTTAGAATGGCTGTACAGCCTTTGTGAAACCATCGGTGGTTCGGCAAATGTGCGGCTGGATGGAAATGCCCTGAAATGCGATCTGTTTTCCGGAACAGACCGCAGTTTGTTGCAGGATGAAAATCCCCACATCGTATTCTCCGATGCGTACAACAATCTGCTGTCCTTTTCCTATGCAGCGGACGATGCCGTGCAGAAAAACTTCGCCTATGTGCTGGGCTGCGGTGAGGGCAGTGCCAGAAAACGCACGACCTTCTGTTCCAGTGCAGAGCCGACCTATCTTGACCGCTATGAGGTGTATGTAGACGAACGAAACACGGCACAGGAAGAAGATGTGACCGATGCGGAATATTTAGAAATTTTGAAAAGCAGCGGTGCAGAACATCTGGTGCAGCCAAAAACGGCATCAGAATCTGCTATCGCTGCTTTTTCGACCCAGTATCAGTACAATAAGGATTACTTTGTGGGCGATTATGTAACCGTGGAACAGAGAAGATTCGGCTTGATTCAACCTAGAATCCAGCTGATCGGCATGGTGGAGAGTTTCGATCAGAACGGCAGAAGTCTGACCCCGACATTTAAGGAAACGGAGTGAGCATATGGCATTTTCCTATGGATTTTTTAACGCACAAAACCTTGACCGGGTGTATACCGCAGAGGATTTCACGGCATATCTGTCCAGCCTGATTTGCAATGGAATTCTGGATACGTACCGGCAGTGTTTTGCACCAACAGTCAAAAATTTGTCCGTTACATTCGGCACGGGCAAGGCGTGGATCGATGGGCATTATTTTATCAGTGATACCCTGCATACCATCGACCTTTCTTCTTATGTAGATGAATCTCTGAATCGTTATGTAGCAATCGGGATCTATTGTGATTGTTCTACTCGTACCTGTGGGATTCGTATTCTGGCAGGTACAGCAGCCACCAGTCCAAACATTCCCGCCTTTACCAACAACAATGTGACGACTTATCTGACTTTAGCAGTTGTAAGACTGCGTGCTGGAACAACAGCTATTCTGGATTCCGATCTGACAGACTGCCGTGCGGACGAGAGCAAATGCGGTTACTGCAAGTGTATTCTTGGTAAGTGCAGAGTAACAGAGATGCTTGCCGAAATGGCAAAGACAAATGTCACACTGGACGAACTGCAAAAGCGGCTGGATGCAATGAACATCCAGATTTCCGAACTGCAAACCAAGGTAGATGATTTGACCGCAGGCGAAATCTTAGCAACCGGACAATGCGGTGAAAACATCTACTATGTTCTCTACGACAACGGCAAACTGCTGCTGCGTGGCACGGGTGCAACCTATGACTATACTTCTCATGATTCTGTGTTCTATCAAAACGATCAGATCAAGGAAATCGTGCTCAGTAATGGCATTACCGGCTTGGGCGATCGTCTATTTTATCATTGTGCCAATGCGAAAACGGTATCTCTGCCGGCTACACTGACCAGCATTGGGAATGCCGCTTTTGCACAGGAAGATGCTGCAATCGGCTATACCGCCGGTCTGACTTCTGTTACCATTCCGCAGGCAGTTACTGCGATTCAGTCATATGCCTTTTATCACACCGCCATTGCAGAAGTTACTGTGCCTGCCAGCGTAGAAACATGGGGAAAGTATGTTTTCAGCGATTGTACAAAGCTGAAGACTGCCCGTGTTGCGTGTGATTCCATTGGTGCTTTTGCGTTTACAAGATGTACAGCATTGTCCAACCTTACGATTTCAGCAAATTGCAAGACGTTCGGACAAAATATGCTGACATATTGCGAGAGCCTAAAAACTATCACTTATGAGGGCACGATTGCTCAGTGGAACGCCATCACCAAACCGGTCAACTGGATGTCCTCCGGAGAACATTCCTACAACAATTATCTGAAAAAGATCCAGTGCATAGACGGCTATTTGGAATATGATCCTGAAAATAATGTGTGGAACGAGGTGAAAAACGGATGATGAAATTCTTAGTGAAACAGCAAAAAATCGAGGTGCTGGAACGAGAGATCATTGCTTCTGACCAGATCGCATTTGTTTCGGTAAAGTTCGTGTTCGATGGGGCTTGGAAAGTCCTGCACAAGGTGGTACAGTTCACCCAGTGCGAAGAAACATACAACTTGGTGCTTGGCACAGAGGGAACAACTTGCTTGCTGCCTGCCGAACTGCATCCCGGTGCGGTGAAAATGAGTTTGTTTGGCTACGATGCAGAAAGCGATACTACGGTTCGAGCGACCACGGTTCCTGTCACACTGCATATTCGACCATCTGGGTTTGTTGCAGATGGGGATACGCCAATTCCGCCGATTCCGGATTTGTATACGCAGTTTTTGAAAAAACTGGACGAAAAGGCTGCTGGACTTCAAAATGGAAAAGATGGATTTTCCCCAAAAGTAAAGGCAGAACAAATGAAGTCGGGTGTTGTAATTACCATTGTCGATGCCGATGGTGAAACTTCTGCAACGCTTCATAATGGTGCAAATGGAGAAAAAGGGACAGACGGTAAATCTGCATATCAAATCGCAGTAGAACAAGGTTATCAAGGCTCTGAATCAGACTGGCTCTCTTCCTTGAAAGGTGATAAAGGCGATAAAGGTGAAAAAGGCAATACAGGAGCCAAAGGAAATCCCGGTCAAGATGGTGCAGATGGAAAATCAGCATATGCAATTGCAGTGGAGCATGGCTACGAAGACTCCGAGGAAAAATGGCTTTTATCCTTGAAAGGTGAAAAAGGTGATACTGGTGAGCGTGGTGAAAAGGGCGACACCGGATTGCAGGGCGAGCGAGGCGAAAGGGGTGAAAAGGGAGATGCTGGCGTAGCTGGTAAAGACGGCTTTTCCCCGATTGCGAATGTTGTGAAGGATGGCAGTGTTATCACAATCACCATTACAGATAAAAATGGTACAACTACAGTGACATTAACAGAGGGTGCAGCCGTAGACCTTACACCCTATGCTAAGGTTACTTATGTGGATGAAAAAGTGCAGGAATTGTCCGACAGTCTGACGTATATCTTGCAGGAGCACACACTTTCCATCACGCATCTGGAAGATAAATCGCATACCCACGAAAATCAATCCGCATTGGATCAGATCACTGCCGCTAAAATCGCACAATGGGATGGTTTCGGCACACAAATCAATGGGCTTAGCACAAAGATTACAGTCTATTCGGAAAAGACAGAACGCACTTTGGAGAGCCTGCAAAAGCAAATCGACAACCTGACAAGCGGCAGAAATTACACCGTCCTGTTTCAGTCCGGGCAGAATGCCATTTCGACCTATGCATCAAATCTCAGTATGATTCTGGACGGCAGGTATCAGACAATGGCGGATTTCCTGACTGCTTATCCGCAGTTTTGCAGTGCAGAAAATGATTTCATGTTGTCCTACTCGCAGACGTGTTTTAACTGGGATAAGTCGGTCTTGACCGTTTGTACAAAGTCTCTGTCCCTGACGAAAAATGCGGAAATCGTGATGTCCTATCAGTCGGGTTCCAGCGAAGTCGGGAGTTTGTATCTGGTGCAGAAACCGCAGAAAATGGACATTCCTATTGGCGTGTATGCGAATACAGAGATCGATGCAAATCGTGCGGTTTCTCTGGATTTCCACTGGCTGCAGTCGGATACCTTTATCACCACCATCACAGAATGCACCGGCATTTCTGACGGCGAATATTACCTTGCCTGGGTGGGCAGAAGCAACAATTCTCATCCGAAAATCCGATTCCTGAAAGTACTGGAGGGTTAAAAATATGATGAAAGATACCATTTGTGTAGCTGTCGGCTTGGTCGGCGGCTTTTTTACTGCCATTTTTGGCGGCTGGGACTCTGCTCTGGTGACACTGGTCGTCTTTATGGCAATCGACTTTTTCACCGGCATCATCACCGCCATGATGAAAAAATCGAAACACACGGAAAGCGGCGGACTTTCTTCCAAAGCCGGCTGGTTCGGTCTGGCGAAAAAAGTCTGTACTTTAATGCTGATCGTTGTTGCAGTTCGGATGGATATTCTGCTGAATACCAACTACATCCGGGATGCAGTCTGCATCAGCTTTTGCCTGAACGAACTGCTTTCCATCGTGGAAAATACAAGTTTAATGGGAATCCCATATCCGCCTGCAATCAAAAAAGCAATTGATGTTCTGCAAACGAAAATCGGCAGAACAGAAGAAACAACCGACAAGGAGGATAAGTAATATGGCGATTTTAAGACCTGATACATCAACTACTCTGAATGGAGTGAGAATCAACGAGTATTTACTCACCAAACATAATCCCAACCGCATTGATATGCCCTCTGTTTCCATGGCAGGAAAAATCATCGGTGTGACCGTCCATAACACGGACTGGATCACCGTAGCAAGCGGCACGACCCCTGCAGAACAGTACACAAGGGCGACGGTCAATAACAACATGAATGACGTGCGAGTTCATTACTATGTGGATAATGTGTGTGCATGGCAGAATCTGCCCCACAGCCTGAACGGCTGGCACGCCGCTGATGGCAGTGGTAATGGAAATCGCAGAACCATTGCCATCGAGTGCATTATGTCCTCTGCGTACAATTCTACGGATAAGAAGTCGGAGGACAATTGTGCGAAATTGGCAGCAGCCCTTCTGAAACAGTATGGACTGGACATCAACCATCTTTACACACATACCCACTGGCTCAATGTTCGTGACGGACGACATGGAACAATCGACCAGTTGAACACTATGTACAATCGGTACAAGATGTGTCCGGCGTATATCTTACCCCATTGGACGGAGTTCAAGAAAAAGGTACAGTCTTATTTGAATGCTGGAACTCCCACTATTTCTGCACCCTCCACAAAGCAGCTTTACCGGGTGAGAAAGTCTTGGGCAGATGCAAAGTCGCAGCTGGGTGCATATTCTTCCTTAGAAAACGCAAAAAAAGCCTGCAAAACTGGATACTCTGTATTTGATGCCAACGGAAATGCGGTCTACACCAATGGCAGCAAGTTCACCAAAGGACAGAAGGTTGCCATTCGTGCCAACACGCCTCTGTTCGCCAGTGCAGAAACTACATCTGTAACCAGAAGAATCAGCGGTACTTATTATCTGTATGATGGTATTGCCTGCAAGAACGGTCGTTATCGGATCACCACAAAGCCGGAGTTCTGCGGAAAAACACCGGTGGGACGATTTGTGACTGGTTATGTTTCTTGGGATAATTTTGGGGTGATTGGATGAACGCAGAACAAAAAGACCAGATCCGGCAGCTGCACAGCAGCGGTCTGGGCTACAAGAAAATCGCAGCACAATTAGGGCTGTCTGTCAACACCGTTGCTTCTTTCTGCAAACGGCAGAGAGGAAGTGAATCCTGCCCACACTGTCCGCAGTGTGGGCGTTCTGTTGTGCAGACACCGCACCGAAAGCCGAAACGATTCTGTTCCACACAATGCCATAATACTTGGTGGAATCACCATGCTGTATCGAAGAACGGCAAATTACAGCAGCTCTGCCCTATCTGCAAAGAGCCGTTTTTTGCCTATCCCAGTTCGCACCGAAAATATTGTTCCCGTCTTTGCTATGGGAAGTACAGAAAGGAAATGGCTCATGGAAAAAGAACATTACCATAAGATCATTACGTATCAAACCACAGTTTCGATTTTGAAAAGCTGGATGCGTGCTGGATTGGTCACGCCGGAGGAATTCCAAAAAATCAACACCATAATTGCCGAACGTTCCGGCATATCTTTGTGCAGTATATTCCTTGACTCCTGCCCGTTCGTACGGTAATATGTCATCGGAAAGGGGGAGATTATCACGGCACGAGTGATACAAAAAGTTGCATTTCCACAGAAAAAGCCGTTCCTGTTGAAACGGACGGCAGCCTATGCCAGAGTGTCCAGCGGAAAGGATGCCATGCTTCATTCTCTGTCGGCACAGGTCAGTTATTACAATCAGCTGATCCAGAGCAATCCGGAGTGGCTGTTCTGCGGTGTTTATGCAGATGAGGCATTGACGGGAACAAAGGAAAATCGTGCAGAATTTCAAAAGCTGCTGAACCGATGCCGGCGGGGAGAAATTGACTTGATTCTGACAAAGTCCATTTCCCGTTTTGCACGAAACACGGTCACCCTGCTGGAAACGGTACGGGAACTGAAAACACTGGGCGTTGATGTCTATTTCGAGGAACAGCGGATTCATTCCATGAGTTCAGACGGCGAGCTGATGCTTTCCATTCTGGCATCTTACGCACAGGAGGAAAGCTATTCTGCCAGCGAGAACAAAAAATGGCAGATGCGAAAGGACTTTGAACAGGGAAAAGTCGGGAGTATGCGAATGCTGGGATATCGGCGAACCAAGTCCGGAAAACTGGAAATCGTACCGGAGGAGGCAGAAATCGTCAGAATGATTTTTCTATATTATCTGTCTGGTATGGGTAAGCTGGCAATTGCCAAGAAACTGAATGAACAGCAGATATGCACGGTGCGTGGCTGTGCATGGACGACAGAGGACGTAAGGCGAACGCTCCGCAATGAAAAGTACACCGGAAACCTGTTGCTGCAAAAAAGTTTTCGGGAAAATCACATTACCAAGAAAAAGGTGGCTAACATCGGACAGCTTCCGCAGTATTTTGTTGCCGGTTCGCATGAAGCCATCATTTCGCAGGAACAGTTTGATGCGGTGCAGAAACAAATGGCGGAACGGCAGAAAAAATATGCCGGTTCCTGTACCACAAACCGATATCCATTTACGCAGAAAATACGGTGTGCCTGCTGCGGCAAATATTACCGCAGAAAAACGACAGTGACCGGCGTGGTCTGGATTTGTTCCACTTACAACACCAAAGGGAAAAAATACTGTCCAACGGCAAAACAGATTCCGGAAAATACGCTGCTCTCTGCCTGCTGTGATGTTTTGGAAATATCGGAATTTGATGCGGAACAATTTGCGGAACGAATTGAACAGATTCAGATTCCTGCACCCAATGAACTGCAATTCTGCTTTTCAGACGGAACGGAACAAACTGTATCTTGGAAAGACCGTTCCCGTTCGGAAAGCTGGACGGCGGAAATGCGAGAGAAAGCGAGGCAGAAAAAATGGCGACAGTCCTAAAAATACCGGCAAAGTTTCATCCCATAACGCATTTGCCGGAAACCAAGGTGCAGAAACGCAGAGTGGCAGCCTATGCCAGAGTTTCCACGGATTCCGAGGAGCAGCAGACCTCTTATGCTGCACAGGTAGATCGCTACACCAAGTACATTCAGGAACGGGCAGACTGGGAGTTTGTTGCAGTCTATACCGATGAGGGCATTTCTGCCTTGAATACCAAACATCGGGACGGCTTTAATCGCATGGTGGCAGAAGCTCTGGACGGCAAAATCGATTTGATTGTCACCAAGTCAGTCAGCCGGTTTGCACGAAATACCGTAGATTCTTTGACGACTGTGCGAAAGCTGAAAGAAAAAGGCGTGGAGGTGTTTTTTGAGAAAGAAAACATCTACACGCTGGATTCCAAGGGCGAGCTGCTGATTACCATCATGTCCAGTCTGGCACAGGAGGAGAGCCGTTCTATTTCGGAGAATGTAACTTGGGGACAGCGAAAGCGAATGGCGGACGGCAAGGTCAGCCTGCCGTACAAGCATTTTCTGGGCTATCGAAAAGGAGTAGATGGCTTGCCGGAAATTGTGCCGGAGGAGGCGGAGATTGTTCGGAACATCTATCGTTGGTTTATGGAGGGGAAAACGCCGACTGGCATTGCGAGAACATTGACAGAACAGGGCGTTCCGACACCTGCCGGAAAGGAGCAATGGCATTCCAGTACAGTGAAAAGCATTCTGACCAATGAAAAATACAAGGGCTCTGCTCTATTGCAAAAGAGATTTACGGTGGATTTCCTCACGAAAAAATCTAAGGTGAATGAGGGCGAAGTGCCGCAGTATTATATAGAGCACAGCCACGAAGCAATTATTCCGCCGGATGAATTTGAACTGGTGCAGGCAGAATTCCTGCGCAGAAAAGCACTGGGAAAGCAGTACAACAGCAAGAGTATTTTTGCGGCGAGAATTATCTGCGGTGACTGCGGAAACTTTTATGGTTCAAAAGTATGGCACTCCACTTCAAAATATCGCCGTATGATTTGGCGGTGCAATCATAAATTTGATGGTATGTGCCAGTGTAATACACCCCACTTATATGAGGATATGATCAAAGAAAAGTTCCTTTCTGCCTGCAATCAGCTGTTTGCAATTCGTTCTGAAAATCTGGAAAACTGCCGGATGATGCAGGAACTGCTGATAGATTGTTCTGAGCTAGATGAAAAGTGGAAAGCAGTCACACAGGAGATGGAGATTGTTGCGGAACTGACTCGGAAATATATCATGGAAAACAGTATGACAGTGCAGAATCAGGAGGAATATAACGCCCATTACAATGCACTGGTGAAACGGTATGAAAAGGCAAAAGCAAAGGCCGTATCCTTGCAGCAACAGAAGGAGGAGCGTCTTGCCAAGCATGATTTGATTGGCGGATTTATGTCGGAGCTTGCACAGCGAAAGGAACTGTTGGCAGAGTTTGATGAGAAATTGTGGATTGCATTGGTGGAACATGTGACAGTATTTCAGGATGGGAGATTGGTTTTTGTGTTTCGGGATGGGACGGAGATTGAAGCGTAGCATAAGATGATAAATTAGGCACTCTGCATTTTTGCAGGGTGTCTTTTGTTGTATCTATTTATTTTCTGTGGATTCGGCAGCACTTTTCGTTTCATGCACTGTTCCAAATGGATGCTGCGACGGTGCATAAATGGAGTACAGTTTTAACGGTGTGTTACCAGTATTGATGATGTTGTGCCATGTGCCAGCCGGGATGATAACAGCGTAGTTGCTATTGATTCTTTTCCAGATACACAGAGAATTTTTGCTTTTACCCATAATTGCAAGTGCACAGCCATTTTCAATGCGAATAAATTGATCTGTATGTGGATGAACCTCCAGTCCGATATCTCCACCGGCTGGAATGCTCACAAAAGTTACTTGCATTTGCTTTCCTGTCCAAAGTGCAGTGCGATAAGTCTGGTTTATTTTTATAAGCTGGTCAATGTTGACAGATAATGGTTCAGCACCAAAATCTCTGATTTCCGGTTTCATACAGCATTGTTCAGACATGTTGTGATCCTCCATATCAACGCTTTTTATTCTATTATATGAAGTTTCTGGAATTTATGTGAAGAAACCATGTGATACAGCTTGTTGGGGGATATATGCAGTATGTTTTTATTGGTAGTAGAAAAAATTGAATAGCCTTGCCTTTTTTGTACCATATTTAAATTGGCGGATTTATGTGAGAATTTTTAAAGCAAAAGGAACTATTGACGGAGTTTGACGAGAAATTATGGGTTGCATTGGTGGAACGTGTAACGGTGTTTCAAGACAGGGATGAATATGAAGTTGATTTTTAATGATAGATTTACAATATAAGTGCAACACAAAAAAAGAATGACACATAAAGCCACTCGTGTTATAATGGGAGTAGTCA